ACTTGCTTATGTCTTTCACGATGGAGGACTATGGTAAGTACATTGATGAGGGGGTTAGTGGTACGAAGTACAAAGTGCCTAACGGATCAAGATTCGGTTTTGATGGTAAGCAACCTCCCAAGAGTTCTATTAGAAAATGGATGGCACAGAAGAAGGTTAAGGCAAGAGACCTCAAGACCAAGAGTTTTGTGAAGCAGACAGGGGCGAACCTTGACAGGGCAGCCTTCCTCATATCAAGAAGTATTAAGCAACGAGGGATTCCAAAGAGCGAGTTCTTTCAAGAGCCATTTAGATTAGAGTTTAGCAAACTGCCAGAGGAAGTCCTCAAGGCAGTCTCTATGGATGTAGATGAATTTTTAAGATTTACGAAGCGATGAGTATAATCACACCAACAAGTTTAGTAGGGGCAAGAAGCCCTATATATGTTACAGCTAACTATTCAGCGTTAGCATCCTCACTAACGGATGTAGAGTTTGAAATATACATTTGGGCAGGAGCGAGAAACTCACGACCTGCCTCTGCGGAGTACACATTGTTTAGAGATGTGTTTGCAGGAACTGATGTATCCTTTGACATCGCACCTATGGTACAAGAGTACCTATCCAATGCGTATGAAAACTTTGATGGCGAAGACATTGCCTACGCACCTGATGGTAGCGTGGTATGGGTGCAGATAGACTACGATGTTAGTTATTACACCAAAGCAGACCCACCCGCAATAGCAAACGATACAGGAAGCTCGGACATCTTTGAGGCATCTAACGGATACCACATATTCATTGAGGCGGCTAACAAAGAGGTGAACAAAGGATTTGCAAGTGTCAATGCAGTTAAATACATTAAGAACTCTGGCAACGAGGTTGTGCCTGTATATCTTGGTAAGTGGGGTGAGGGTTACGACATCTATTGGGCATACAAGGATAGAGTGGTTGCTGATGGAGGAACAGTTGAGGGTGGTAGTGCTTGTGCTAACATCGGTCTACACGAAGTAGAGTATTTAGGTGATAGTGGCTACAATGTAGACCTACCTATTACGGAAGCAGACCTGCAAGGGCTACAAGCTGAAGAGCGTATTATGTTGCTACCTTGTGGAATCAACAACCTTACTGCTTGGTTAGATAGTGTCGGTGAGCCGTTGATTTATGTAAATTACTACGACCTCAACCTCAAGGACAAGGATGGTACGACATTAGACACTCGTAGGTTCTACCCTCAATGCGAGGCGAAGTATACGCCAAGCACAATGCAGTTCATCAACAAGAACGGAGTGTGGGAGAGCATCACCTTCTTCAAGAGAAGTGAGTCTACCATCAACACTACTACCAACGAGTTTAGAAGAAGTTTAGGTAGCAGTTCAGCCTCTGGGTTCTCGTATGATACGACTGCACACAAATACCAACGCATCAACACGAATGGTAGAAAACGCTTTACGCTGAATACAGGTTGGGTAGGCGAAGACTATGATGCTATTATGGAGCAGATGCTTATGAGTGAGCGAGTGATGTTAGATGGCGTACCTGTAAATGTCACTACAAGTTCTCTAACCTTGCAGAAGGTAGTAAACGACAAGACTATCAACTATACCATTGAGGTAGAAGAAGCATTTGATACTCGCTATGTATAGAGTAGACTTGTATATAGATGGTCAAAAGGCTGACCTATTCCAAGAGGAGAGTATAGAGATTAACTTGAGTGTACAAAACATCAAGGACATCTCTAAAGTCTTTGGTGACTTTACCCAGAGCTTTACGATCCCTGCATCATCATCTAACAACAAAATCTTCAAGCACTACTACAATGTAGATGTGTATGGAGGGTTCAATGCTAACATCCGAGTAGATGCGTTCATAGAGGTGAACAACAATCTATTTAGAGATGGTGTGTTAGAGTTGGAGAGTGTACAGATGAAGCAAGGGCAACCTTATGCATATCAAGTAGGGTTCTATAGCAATGTCACCTCTTTGAAGGATACCTTTGGTGAGGACAAGTTGATTGACCTTGACCTATCAGCATACGACCACGACTACAACGACACGAACATTGAGGCAGGGTTAGATGGGTTTGTATCAGGAACAAGCAGTTCTATTATTTATCCCCTTATCTCACCTGTAGCGAATTGGTACTACAACTCAAGCGGTAGCGACCACACCCCAAGCAATATCTACTACCATAGTGGACACAACGAACACGGAGTATTCTACTACGACCTTAAACCTGCTATCAAGCTACAGAAGATTATAGATGCTATTGAGAGCAAGTACAGCATTACCTTTGATAGTGACTTCTTTGACTCTGCTGATTTTGGCAAGTTGTTTATGTGGTGTCATAGGAGAGCAGGTTATATGCTCAAAAATCAACCTTTATCTGTAGATGGAGAACTAATACAATTAGTTTCTGGAGGAGGTACACCTTTTGATGATACGCTACACAGATTCCCTGTAACGGCAACTGATAATCCCGCTTTGATAGCATACACTTGTACTGCTACTGCCTCTACCAATTATAGAATAGATGTATTTATAAACGGTGAACGCTTCTCCTACAAGGAGCATACAGGCAATGTGTCTAACAATTATGTGTACTTACCAACCCTTATTGCAGGGGATTATGTAGATATGCGGTTAGCACCATCTGGCGATAATTCTGCCGTAACAGTTGGGGTAACCGCTAATTGGTATTCGGATACAGGAGCTACTAACTTATTAGCAGCAACGGGTATTGTTACTGCAATGACTACAAGCGGTAGATTGGTTGTAGCAGACCAAATGCCAGAGCAGAAGATTAGTGACTTTATAGGAAGCCTTGTACGAGCTTTCAACTTGGTTATAGTACCCACAGGAAACGGAAAATACGACATTGAACCATTAGATGATTGGTATGCAGAAGGCAGTACAAGAGAAGTTACTGAATACATTGATACGGAAGAGGTCACTATCCGTAAACCACAGCTCTATCGTAGAATCAATTTTGCGTACAACGAAACAGAAGCGATATTAGGTGAGCAGTATAGATTGCAGAACGATGTTGGCTATGGTGATTTACGAGCCGACTTCACCTTTGATGGCGAAGAGTTTGATGTTGAAGTGGGCTTTGACCATATGCTCTTTGAAAGATTGTCCGACCAAGACACAGGAGCGTTAACCACGATAGGTGTAGGCAAGAGCATCACGAGGGAGATAGAGCCGTATATCGGTTCACCACTTATCTTCTATTTAGCAGGGCAGATACGAGGTACTGAACAATTTGCTTATATCAATATGAGCGATGCAGAGTCAGCCAAGACTGACTTCCACCTTGTGAGCAATGTCAACAGCGATGTGGCAACGAGTGTGACCAAGACCCTCAACTTCGGCACAGAGGTAGACCCATACCTCTTGCAGGGGTTTGCTACAGGCTTATACAATACTTATTGGAAGGACTACATCACGGACTTGTACGACACGAGCCGTAGAACATTTATGTATAGAGGGCAGTTGCCTTTGGGCTTGATGTTGGCACTCAAGATCAACGACAAGTTGACCATAGGTGAAAGAAACTACATTATCAACCAAATGAAGTTGAACCTATCTACAGGTGAGGCACAAATGGAATTACTCAACGATGTATAGTCAATTAGGTTATCTTATTAAGGCTCTCAAAGAGACTAACGAAAGAGATGAGGACATATTGATTGCTAAAGGCAAGTATCAATACCCTCGTACTCTTAAAGAAGCATTAGGCAAATGGCGATAGAGAAGAACATAGTAATCGGCGCAGACCTTTCTGGTCTTGAAACTAAATTAGGCGAGTTAATAGACTTGCTGAAAGCATCTCAAGAACAAGCCAACAAGACTTCCGACCAACTCAATGAAATCAACGAGAAGGTTGATGGTATAGGTAAGAACTCAAAGAATAGCAGTAAGAATGTTAAGACACTTGCTGACCGATTCAAGGGTATGGGTGTTGCTATTAAAGCTGCGGGTATTGGATTGTTGCTACAAGCGATGGGAATACTCAAGGAGTTGTTTGACAACAACCAAAAGACAGTAGACTTCTTTAACACGACTTTTAACACGCTACAAATAGCGTTTAGTGACTTTGCAAGTTGGGTAGAATCTAACATAGGTACATTCACGGGATTTTTCAAGGACATCTTTGAGAACCCTAAAGAGCGTATGATTGAATTGGGTAGAGCTTTGTACGAAGGCGTTACCGCAAGATTTGAGCAACTGCTTGAAGTATTTGGATATGTGGGTCGTGCGTTATTAGCAGTTGTAAAGGGAGACTTTACTGGTGCAATGAACGCTATCAAAGAAGCGGGTAAGCAATCGGC